CAGTCGTCGATGTCTCCGGTGAAGATCGTGGTGGAGCCGGTCTTGATGCGGAGCCGTTTGCCTGGGACGATGTCGGTGGAGTACGTGCCTCCTCCGGTCGGGTCGTAGTCTCGGTCTCGGTTCTCGACGGTGATGTTGCAGGTGCCTGCTTGGATGTCGTCGAGCCAGCGGGAGCGTCCTCTGCGGATCGTGACGGTGAAAACGTCGCTGGTGATGTCGACGGGTGTGGTGCCTTCGAGGGTGTCTTCGTCGAGGATGCCGTTGGTGGGCGAGTCGAGGATGAACGGGTCTGCTGCTCCGGAGTCGGCGTAGAACTCGACGGTGGTGTCTAGCGGGAGGATGTGGCTCACGCTGCTCTCCAGCCTGCTCCGTTTCGACGTTCGTAGGCTGCGATGGCTTCCACCACGCTCTGTCCGATGGTGCCTGGGTCTCCGACTCCTGCTTGGACGGTGATGTTGTAGGTGGGTCCGCCTGGGAGTCCTCCTCGAGCACGGTCGAGCGGGACGACGGCTTCTGGTCCTGCTTCTCCGATGACGGCGAGGGTGGCTCGGTTGACGATGCCTCCGTCTGCGAGGAGCGGGATGTCGGGGACGCCGAGGGTGAATCCGTCGTAGCCGATCGGTCCGATGGAGAATCCTGGGATGCGGAACTCGAGTCCGTTCCATGCTCGGATGATGAAGTTGATGGCTTCTTTGAAGGCGTTCTTGATCCCGTCGAACATGCCTCGGGCTGCTCTCCCAAGTTTCTCGGGGACGCCTGCGACGAAGTCGATGATGTCTCCGAAGGCGGTGGAGATGAAGTCTTTGATGGCGTTGAGGGCGTCGGTGACGATGCCTTTGAGGGCTTCCCAGACTCCTCCGAAGTCGCCTTTGAGGAGGGCGGTGCCTGCTTCGAAGATGCCTCGGATGATGGCGAGGGCGATCTCGATGGTGTTCTCGATCGCTTCGAAGGCGACTTGGACGACGGTGAGGAGCGCATCCCAGAACAGTTCGAACATGGGTCGGATGTAGTCGACGAATCCGACGATGATGTCGACGAGTGTTCCGATGGCGTCTCCGACGAGTTTGACGAGTCGTTCGACGATCGGTCCGACGATGTCGACGATGCGCTGGAAGAGCGTGATGAAGAATTCGATGGCTGCTTGGATGGTGGAGACGACGTTGTCTTGGAACCAGCCTGCGAGCGGTCCGAGGATGTTCTCGATGTTGGTGACGAACTCTTGGATGCCGTCTCGGGCGTAGTTGAAGGCGTCGACGAACAGGTCGATGACGGGTTGGATGCTGCCGAGGCTGTCGGTGAGTGCTGTCCAGGCGTTCTGGATGAATTCCCAGATGCCTTCTCCGAATTCTTTGACGGCGTTGAAGACGGTGTGGACGACTTCTCTCACGGATTCGAACCGGTAGTAGGCGGCGACGAGTGCTCCGATGAGGGCTGCGATGGCGATGGCGATCAACAGGAACGGGTTGAGTGCCATCACTGCGGTCAGAGCGATGTTGGCAACGGTGAACAGGACGGTTGCTCCTCGGGCGGCTGCGGTCGCTGTCTGGTAGGTGATGAGGGCGGAGACGATGCCTCCGATGGCTCCGGCGAGGACGGTGAGCTCGTCGGCGTACTCCTTCGTGAAGTCCTGGGCGGTTTCGAGTTCGGCGGTGACTTTGTCTCGGATGGTTGCTGCCATCTTGTCTGCTGCGATGCGAACTTCGTCGTAGCGGTCTCGGAGCGTTTCGAGGGCTGCTCGAGCTCGGATCACTCCGGTTTCGATTTGGCGGACGGTGTCGGTGGCGAACCGTTCGAACGCTGGGATGAAGTTGGCGATGAGGTAGTCGACGAGCTGGTTGAAGTAGGGGAGGAGGAGCAGTCCGACGGTTTCTGACACCTGCGAGAAGGCGACTTTCATCTTGTCGCTAGCGTTCGCTGTCGCTTCCGCTGTTCCTCCGACCTGCGCTTCGATCTCCGAGAGGATGAGGTCTTGTGCCTCGAGCATCTGTCCCGACTCGACGAGGCTAGCGATGAAGTCTTTCTGGTCTTCGGTGAACGTGATGCCGGAGCGGGACAGGGCGGAGATGCCTTTGATCGGGTCGTTGAGGGCTTTGCCGAGCTGCTTGGCGTTGTCGGTGGCGGAACCGAACCCTGCTGCTGCCATGTCGAGCGTGAGTTGCGTTGCTCGATCGAACGCTCCTCCTGCTTCGTCTGCGGACACTGCGAGCTCTTTGAACGTGAGCAGGAGTGCTTGGGATTCTTTGATGGTGTTCTGGTTGACTCCGGTGAGTTTCGCCTGCTCGGTGGCGAGCTCTTGGAGGCGTCTGGCAACTTCGTCTGCCTGGTCTCCGAACAGTCCCATTGAGGTGGCGATCTGTTCGAGTCGGGCGTTGGCGGTCGCTGCCGCTTCTCCTGCCTGGATCGATTTGACGGCGAACGCTGTCGCTGCGCCTGCCATAGCGATTCCGGCTGCGCCAACGATCTTGGCGGTCTGTTTCGCTGTAGCACCGAGTTTGCCGAGGGCACCCTCGGCTTGACCCATCCCCTGTTTGAACCGACGTGGGTCGGCGTTGACGAGGACATTGATGACGGAACGACCAGCCACGGTGGAATCCTAATCCAGTCCGTACTGTTTGATGAGGCGGTCGATGCCTGCGTCGTACACTTCGAGCACCTGGTTCCGTCTGGCGTCGAGGGCGTCGTAGAGGAATGGTTGCGGGCGGATGCCTTGTGCGTGCCAGCCGAAGTGGATTGGTCCGGCGTAGTTGAAGCCTTGTCGACGGTATCCGGCTCGCACTCGGGCTTGTCGTTGGGTGCCTGCCGCACGGAGTGTGGAGGCGAGTTTGCCGGTGCGTCTCGGGACGATGGCTGTCGCTTTGCCTTCGACGACTTTCGCTGCGTCGAGGTTGAGGTCTTTGAGTGCTCCTTTGGCTCCGTCTCGATCGAGGTCGTCGGTGATCCCTCGAATCTTCTTTCTGAGCTCTTGGACGCCTTCGATGCGGACGGGGAGCCTTCTGTCTACGATCATCGCTTCTTCGCTTTCGCCTTCTCTGCCTCTTTCGCCTGGTCCTTGAGGACTGCGAGGATTGCTTCGAGCATCCTCTGGTCCTCGAGGAGGTGTTGTGGGGCGATGCCTGTGGCGACGGCGACGGCTGCGACGGTGTAGGTCAGGCTGTCCCGTCTAAAGGGGCGGTACCCTCGTCAACGACTTCGACGGTGACGATCTCGTCGAGCCACGAGTCGAACGGTTTGACGACGACGCCTGAGTAGTGCTGCGCCTTCCATGCCAGCCAGTAGATGTGTTCCATCTTGAGGTCGTTCTCGAATGCCTTACCGATTCCTGTCTTGAATTGGCGTTCGAACTCGACCTGGACTTTCGGGGAGACGATGAACTCTCCCTGCGGTCCGTCTGTCGTGACGACTCGGAGTTTGACTTGGATCATGGGCAGTTACTCCTTGCTGGTTGTTCAGCTCGTGGCGGTCGTGATCGCTCCGGAGACGGGCCAGGTGATGGAGGCGGAGGCGAGGTCGCCAACGGCTCCGTTCAGCAGTGGCCATTCGGTGACGAGAACCGTCATCGAGAACGACGGGTTGGTGGCCGAGGTGGTCTCGTTGACGGGCTTCACCGACACCGTGGTCGTCGCACCGATCAGAGGGGCGATGGTGGCGTGAACCTCGCCTGAGGCGAAGTCTTCGTGGAAGTCGAGGGAGACGCTGTGGTCTCCGAGACCGGCGACTCGGGTGACGGCGGTGTCTCCGAAGGCGGTGGTGGCGACCTCGGCGTAGGACTCGGTCAGCGTGACGCTGGCGATGTGGTCTGCGAGATCGACTCCGCCTACCGTCACGGCAGGGTTGGTGATGACGAACTTGGCCATTGGTTACAGCTCCTCGGGAGGGGTTTCGGAATCGGTGCCGTCGGGCAGGTCCGGCTTCTTTGCAACTCTCGTTGCTTTGTGCGGGGCGATGTGTCCCGACGTGAGCAAGTGTAGGACATCGCCATCTCGCAGATCGTCATCGTCGACGACGCTGCCTGGGGCGTGTCCGCAGACGATGCGGTTTGAGGTGATGACGTATTTGGCCATGTCTGCTCCTTAGGCGTGAATCCTAACAGCGAAGTCTGCTGCGAGGTAGTTGGCGTCGCCTTGTGTCAACATCCGGATGTTGTCTGCTCTCTCGACGAGGAGCGTTTGGACGACTCCTCCGAGGGTGCGGTCCGCTTCGATCGCTGCTCGGATCGACTTGTCTCCGCTGTAGGAGATGTAGTCGAAGAGGCTGCGTTGGGCTGCTCGGTCTGCGGTGCGTCCGACGATGATGGTGACGGTCCATCGGTGTTGGGCGTCTCCTCCGGAGAAGCCTTCCCAGTAGTTGATGGTGTCGGGGAGGACGAATGCGCAGGGTGGTGCGAAGTTGTCTGGGACGTGGTCGAAGACTCGGAGTCCGGTGATGGTGGCGAGCCTGGTTTCGAGTCCGTCGGCTTGCTGTTGGACGGTGGCAGGCATTAGGCGACGAGGACGGGGTCTCGGCGGTATGGGGCGAGGAGTGCTGCTGCGACGGGATGCATGGCTTGGCGGAGTCGCATGATGCCGATGTCTCCGAAGCCTGCGATGCCGAGCGGTGCGTCTGCGCTCTTGAAGATTGACACTCCCTGGATTTGGGCTGCTTGTTCGACGGGGTGTGGCAGGTAGTCGGCGGCTGCGTCGGGGTTTGCCCATCCCCAGCGGGCGGTGACTTGGATCACTGCCTGTCCGTAGTCTTGTGGCCATTCTCTGCTTTGGATCGCTCGGATGCGTGTGTATGGCCAGTTCTGTCCACCCATCTTTCCGTTGAGTGGTTCGAGCTGGTAGTCGCCTGCTGCCCAGGTGGTTTCGAACACTCCGTCGTCGTCTTCGTCGGTCTTGATGATGAGTCCGGTGGTGGTGGAGATGTCGTCGACTTCGAGTATCCACGGTGTGTGGGCGACGAAGGTGCGTGCTGTGGCTGTCGCCTGCTGGACGAAGTGGCGGTCGCAGTAGGCTTGGATCATTTGGGTGGCGGCGTCTGCGGCGAGGGTGAGCCGGTTGTCGTCGACGGTGTCGCTGATTCCTAACAGTTCTTTGAGGTCGTCTTCGGTGACGAGCCGGTCGGTGAGATGCGCCATCTGTGTCTCCTCGGTGCTCCTCTGAATCTAGCCGATCGATGGAAAGTGTCTGTCGCAGGTGTCGACGAAGTCATCGATGAGGCTACCCATCTTTCGTGTCGCTGTCCGGTAGGTGTCTGCCGCCTGTCCCACGGTGCGTTGTGCTTGGTCCCATTCGTGTTCTCCGAAGGCGACTCCTGGCAGGGTGAACAGCGGGTCTGGTGGGCGTTGTGCTCCGGTGATGCTCGGAATGAGGACCGGTGTTCCGCAGAGGGTGGCTTCGAGGTTGATGGCGGAGAATCCGTCGAATGAGATCAGTTGGTGTGCTCGACCGAGCTCGTCAGCCATGCCTGTTCTGGTGTCTGGCCATCTGCTGGTGATTTGGATTGCTTCTGGCGGGACGTTGCGTGCGAGGCGTGCTCCTTTGCCGCCATACCACAGGACGCTGTTTCTGGGCTGGGTGCTCGGTTTGAAGATGTCGAGCTCGATGATGTTGACGGTGAGCCGTTGCCTGTCCGGTTTGAGGTGTGGTGTCCAAACGAATTGCAGTTCGTCGTTTCTGGGTCGGTGTTGTTCGGTGTTGAGGAGCCAGCGGACGATCCGGCGTTCTTTGAGGTGTTTCGTGGCGACGATCTCGGGGTAGATGTGGATGGCTTCGTCGAGTTTGTGTTGTGGCCAGGTGTCTGCGTCGGGGAGTTGTTGCGGGTTTGGGTCGTGTCGTCGTGGTGGTCCGATGGAGGCGATCCCGACGTCGTGTTGCCGGTTTCTGAGCTGGGTGGCGAGTTCGTAGAGTGCTCGCACTCCTCCGGAGCGATGCGTGTATGGGACGGGTGCGTGGACGACGAAGATCATCGGAGGTAGGTGGCGATTCTGCTGCGCCACAGTTGTCCGTCGTGTTTCGAGTGGGATTGTCCGAGCCGGTAGACGGGATCGTCTGCGGCTT